AGCGTCGAAGCTGCCCTCAACCGGCTGCCCACACGCGACGAGTTAGCGGAAATCCGACCCGAACGCATCCACCGCCTGTGCGAGTTCCTCGCCATCTGCATCCGCATGGCGCGCAGCTCGCCGAACCCGAGCTGGTGGAGCATCCACGCGATCTGGGCGATCCAACGCCTCGAACGGCTCAACTACGGCTTCCCCGAGTGCGACCCCGTCCTCGTCGACGTGATCCGAGTAGCCGCGTGACCGAGTACATCGGCACCACGACCGCGCGTTGCCCGAGCTGTGGCGCCGCCGTCTTGTCGAAGAGCGGCCACCGCGTAACCGTCACCTGCGCCTGCTTGCCGAAGAACACGCTCACCGCAGTCGGCAAGACGCCGCTCACACACAACGGGACGTCGCAGACGAAGGTCGTCTTCCAGCCGTGATCAGCGCGATCGCCGACGCCGTCCGGTGGACGTGGAGCGGCGGCTACAACATCGTCAGCGGACCACTCGCCGACATCACTCTGCTCGGCCTGTTCGGCATCGCCTACCGCCGCCTCAACTGTCACGTCACCGGCTGCCGCCACATCGGCCTGCACCACGTCGCCGGCACCGGCTACGTCACCTGCCGACGCCACCACCCCACCATCAGCGCCGGCACGGTCACCGTCGACCAGGTGCACCACGCGCACCGCAAAGCGAACGAGCCGACGTCGCTCCACTTCGACGCGCGACCGCTGCTCCACACCACGCGCGTACACGGACCGCGCACCACACGACCAGGCGCGCCCCAGTGAGCAGAGTCCTCAAGGTGTGCACCTACCCCAACTGTGGCCGCGTCGGATGCACCGAACACCAACGCATCAGACAGCAGCGCCAAGACGCACGCCGCGACCACCGCCGCAAGCGCGACGGCAGAACCCTCTCCAGCTGGCAACGCACACGCACCGTCGTCCTCAACCGAGACGGACACGAATGCCAGCTCCAGCTCGACGACCAGTGCACCCTCATCGCCACGACCGTCCACAAACGCGCAGGTGGATACCACACCACCGAGCTCGACGGCTACATCAGTGCCTGCCGGCACTGCCACGGCGTCGTCGATGGCAAGGGGGGGAGGCCACGACGCCGAAGCTCCAATGCCCCCGCGCTCATGGCACCCGCAAAGTGTACGGTTTCCGAGCTTTCGAGGTCGGTGGGGCGTGCCGGGGCGTGACCCGAAGCCGTCGGCGCTGCGCCGGCGACGCAACAAGGACACGAGCGCGGTGGTCAGGCTCGCTGGGACTGGTCGGAGGGCGCCGACGCTGCCGGGGCGGAAGTGGACGGCGGCGACGCGCACCTGGTGGTCGACGATATGGGCGTCGCCGATGTCGCAGGTGTGGCTGGACGCGGACGTTCCGGCGTTGATCCGGCTGGCGCGGTTGACTGACCAGGTGAATCGGGGCGAGTACGCGGGTGTGGTGCTCGCGGAGATCCGCCAGCTCGAGGATCGGTTCGGCTTGTCGCCGTTGGCGCGGCGCCGGCTGGCGTGGGAGCTCGAGCAGGCGACGGGCGCGAAGGACGGCGATGCGGACTCGTCGGACACGGCCGCCGCGAAGGCTGAGGAGGAGGGTCGGTGGCTTCGAGCCGTCTCCGACTAGACCGCACGCTCGGCCCGGTGGTCGGCATGTGGATCGAGTCGAACCTCGTGCACGGGCCCGGCGATGTGCAGGGTCAGCGGATCCAGCTTGACGATGAGCAGGCGCGGTTCCTGTGCCGGGCGTACGAGCTCGATGATCGCGGCCGGCGGAAGATCCGCCGTGCGGTGTTCAGCCGGCCGAAGGGTCGGGCGAAGAGCGAGTTCGGCGCGATGATCGCATGCGCGGAGGCGGCGGGGCCGGTGCGGTTCAACGGGTGGGATCACGATGGCCGGCCGATGGGCCGCCCGGTGCAGGCGCCGTACATCCCGATCGCGGCGACGGAGGAGGGCCAGGCGCAGGAGAACACGTACTCGGTGATCGAGTACATGCTGAAGAACGGGCCGATCGCGTCGCGGATGCCGCTCGACGTGGGTGTCACGCGGACGTACCTGCCGGATGGCGGGAAGATCCAGGCTGTGAGTGCCAAGGCGACGTCGAAGGACGGCGGCCGTGAGACGTTCAGCCTGTTCGACGAGACGCACCTCTACATCACGCCGGAGCTGCACCGCTTGCATGCGACGATCCGCCGCAACCTGATGAAGCGGCGCGCGGCCGAGCCGTGGTGCCTCGAGCCGACGACGATGTACGCGCCGGACGAGGGCAGCGTCGCCGAGAACGCGCACCGTTACGCGCTGAAGATCGCGGCCGGCGAGCTGCACGACCCGGGGTTCCTGTTCGACCATCGCCAGGCGCCGACCGACTTCGACTGGGACGACGACGAGCAGCTGCGCGCCGCGCTTGTCGAGGTGTACGGCGAGGCGGCGGAGTGGATGGACATCGAGCGGCTGCTCGCTGACGCGCGCGACCCGGAGATGGACGAGAGCGACTTCCGCCGCTACTTCCTGAACATCCCGACGGCCGGCTCGGATGCGTGGCTGCCCGACGGCGCGTGGGCGGCGTGCGCAGATCCTGGCCGCGTCGTGAAGCGGGGGGCGGCGATCACGCTCGGCTTCGACGGCAGCTACAACGAGGACGCGACCGGCCTGGTCGGCTGCACGATCGAAGAGGTGCCGCACCTGTTCGTAATCGGCGTGTGGGAGCGGCCGCCGACCGCGCGCAACTGGGTGGTGCCACGCGACGACGTGAAGATGGCCGTCCACCACGCCTTCGAGACGTACGACGTGCGCGAGTTCCCTGCCGACCCTCCGGGGTGGCGTGAGGAGATCGACGCCTGGGCGGATCGGTACGGGTCGCCGCCGGTGATCGAATACGAGCACAACAAGACGACGATCATGGCGCCGGCGTGCAAGCAGTTCTACAGCGACGTCGTCCGCCATCAGCTCACCCACGACGGTAGCGAGGCGCTCGCGCGGCACATCGCGAACTGCCGCACGAAGGACACGCCCGACGGCGCGTACGTGCGGAAGGAGTCGCGCCACTCGAAGAAGAAGGTCGACCTGGCCGTCGCCGCGATCACCGCGAAGGATCGCGCCAGCCTCGCGCCCGTCAGCGTCGGCGGGTTCATGTGGGCCGACGACGGCTTCGACGACGAGGAGCTCGACGAGCTCGAGCGCGAGGACGACCAGGAGTGAGTTGGTTCTCGCCGCCGGCGCCGCCGTTGAAGCGCCTGCTCGTGTCCGTGCACTACGAGCAGCGGGATGAGACCGGCGGCTGGTCGTCGCAGACGATTGAGGGCATCATCGACGGGCACGCCGACCCGGCCACCGGGCGGTACCGCGTGCATGACGTCGACGGTCGCTACTACCTGACGCACGCCGAGCGTGTCTACTCGGTCGACGAGCGTGCGAAGGTGACGGGCGAGACGGCGATCGACCGCAGCCGCGTGATCCTGGTGCAGATCCTCGGCGAGGACGCGCGATGAAGATCGGGTCGTCGGCAGCGCCTACTGCCCATGCGCCTCGTGCCGGCTTCACGAGGGGACGGCCCGAGTGATCCTGCGCACGCCATACGGCAGCCGCGAGGAGCGCCTGTTCGAGATGAGCGCGTTCATCCCGCGGCCAGGCTCGCTCGACTCGTTCGTCGACGGCCCGCTGCGCACGCCAGCGCTGATGGTCGCCGCCGTCGCGTGTTGTGTGCGGCTCATCAGCGAATCGCTCGCGTGCTGCCAGATCACGACCGGCATCGGGTCGGGCATGTCGTGGGTGCCTCGGCCGAACACGTGGCAGGCGCAGCTGTTCGCCGACCCGGCGCCCGTCGAGGGGTGGACGCCGTTCGACCTGACATCGGACACGATCAGCGCCGTCGAGATCGGTCGGCACAGCTTCCTGTGGAAGGTGAAGGGCAAGGAGAAGGTGCAGGAGCTCTACCCGATCGACCCGGACTACGTCCGCGTCACGCGCAGCGGCCCGTTCGGCAAGTCCGGCCCGAAGGTGATCCAGGCGCGCGTCGAGGGCGAGGTCCGCGACGTGACCGCGAGCGTCGTGCACATCCGTGGCTGGTCGCCGCTTCCCGCCGTCGACGGCATCTCCACCGTCGGCCTGCACGCGCGGCCGTTGTCGATCGCGCAGCAGTTCGACGAGTTCCGCGGCCGCTACTTCGCGAACGACGGTTTGCCGGGGATCATCCTGAACGTCCAGGGCCAGCCGACGAAGAACCAGCGCCGCGACATCCTCGACTCCTGGGTGAAACGCCACGGAGGCGCCAGGCAGACGAACCGGCCCGGCCTCGTCTGGGGCGGCACGACGGTCGAGAAGCTCGACACCGACCTGCAGAAGGCGCAGGCCGCCGACGTCGCCGACTCGATCACCCGCGACGTCGCGCGGATGTTCCGCGTCGTGCCGCTCGAGATGCTGCACGCGACCGTGCGGCAGTTCGAGCCGCCCGAGAGTCTGCGCGACAAGTTCTCGCTGCTGACGCTGAAGTCGCGCGCGCGCCGGTTCGAAGCGGCGCTGTACGCCGACCGCGACCTGTTCCCCGACCGCCGGCCGACGGCCGTTCGGCCGAAGCTCGACATGAGCGAGTTCCTATACGGCGACATCCTGACGACGTCGACGATCGTGCACGACCTGGTGCAGGTCGGCGTGCTCACCCAGAACGAGGGCCGCGCACTGATGGGCCTGCCGCCGTCGAGCGACCCGCTCGCCGACACGCTCCAGCAGACGCCCGTCGGCGGAGCGCCCAACTCGGCCGGTGTGCCGCAGAGTGATTCCGACCGCGAGTCGGATACCGAAGCCAAGGCTCTTGTCGCCAGCCTGATGCGTCAGATCGCAGCCGGGAACGTACCGGCGCTGAACGGCCACCACTGACCCCGTGACCATCCGCCCCCATCACCCGAGCGTCGGGAGGTAGACGCATGGACCCAGACGAACTGCGAAGCGTCGTCGGCTCGACCAGCCTCTCGCTCGGCGCGCGCGACGAGACGTGGGACGCCGGCGCCGCCCGCAAGGCGCTGCACCAGGACGATTACTCCAAGGCGTTCTTCTACCGGGATCCCAGCGGCGACCCGGCGACGCTGGCCGCGTACAAGCTGCCGTTCGCGAGCCCGAGCGGTGGCCTTCACGCCGTGTGGGGTGGAGTCACCGCGGCGGCGCAGCGGCTCTCCTCGCTGCAGGGCGTCAGCGACTCGGACATCGCCGGGATCAAGAAGAAGATCGCGGTCTACTACCGCAAGGCCGCGTCGAAGTACGACGACGACACCATCCAGGTGCCCTGGTCGAGCGGCTCCAGCGCGACCGGCGGCGACGTCGAGATGCGTTACTGCGTCGCGCCGATCACCCACGTCGACGTGCGGGACACGACCGGCAACGGCGACGACACGTGGACGATGAGCGGCTACGCCGCCGTCTTCAACCAGCAGACGCTGCTCTACGACGGCAAGTTCGTCCGGATCACCGAGGACATCGACCCGGGCGCGTTCGACGAGCTGCTGCGCAGTCAGGCGCTCGGCCAGCCCGACGGCGTCGTCCACTTCAACTTCGGCCACGACATGAACCGCGCCGTCGCCGCGACCGACGTCACCGCCGGCCAGCCCGGCAGCCTCGCGTTGCGCGCCGACAGCCACGGCCTGAACTTCCTCGCCAAGGTGCCGCGCGACGACCCGGACGGCGTCGCGATGGCCGTCAAGATGCGCACCGGCGTGCTCCGCCAGGCGTCGTTCGCGTTCACCGTCGACCAGGCCGACTGGACGACGACCGAGAACGCCGAAGGCCCCGACGAAGATCACCGCCGCATCACTCGGGTGCGCCACCTCTACGACGTCTGCGCGACCGCCCAGGGCGCGTATCCACAGACCGTCTCACAGCTTCGCAGCTACGCTGCGGGGATCGGTCAGCTCGCCGCGCTGTTCGGCGAGGGCCAGCCGCATCATCCGGGTCTCCGGGGTGCGTCGACCATCAACTCCGATCGGGAGGGTGGTCGTGGAGACAGTCGAGCTCGCCGCACGCGCGAGCTCGAGGCGATGCGCATGCAGGTCGCGGTCGCCGAGTCCCATCACTCCAGGAGGACACGATGAGCATGCTGTGCGACTACGAGCTCGCACGCCTGCGCCGGATCGAGTTCCTGATCCCGATCATGGGCGGCGACCCCGCCCTCGACACGGATCCGAAGCTCGCCGAGGCGCGGAAGCGGCACAACGCCGCGATCGACGAGATGCGCAAGGCGGCCGACGCCTACGCCGACCTCTCCGATGACGCCTCTGACGAGGAGCGCGAGAAGGCAAAGACGCTGTTCGACGAGAAGCGGTCGGCGCAGACGGCGGCGCTTGCCGACGTCGAGCGGTTCGAGGAGATCGCCGCGGCGCGCGCCGTCCAGCGGTCTCCCGAGCAGGACCCGGACGATGACAGCGTCCGGCGTAGCGACAACAAGGGCAAGGGCGGAACGCAGGTGCGCGAGCCGCTGACCTACTCGGTCGACCGGCCGGAGCGCAGCTGGCTGCTCGACCTCGCCCGTCGCAAGATGGGCGTCGGCGACTCCGAGGGCGCCCGGTCCCGCCTCGAGGCGCACCGCAACGAGATGCGCGTCGAGCTGAAGGACCGCGAGGAGCGACAGCAGCGCCGGTTCACGCGCGAGTACGAGGCGTGGCTCGACGGTGAGGTCCGCAGCGGCAACATCACGCGGCGGATGGCCGAGGCGCTCGTCGGCCACGGCTACCAGGAGCGCGCCGTGTCACGGATCGACGGTTCGGCCGGCGAGTTCGTCCCGCCGCTCGACCTGATCGACGAGTACGCGCCGTTCCTGCGGGCGGGCCGCCCCTTCGGAAACGCGGTGCGGACGCTGCCGCTGCCGCAGGGCACCGACCTGATCAACATCCCGCGCATCACGACGGGGTCGCTGACCGGGTTCCAGCCGCAGGACAACCAGAACGTGACGAGCCAGGACCTCGCGTCGGCGATGGTCGCGGCGCCGGTGCGCACGCTCGCCGGCCAGCTCGACGTGTCGATCCAGGTGCTGGAGCAGTCGCCGGTCGCGTTCGACCAGATCGCATTCCGTGATCTGGCGGCCGACTACGCCTTCCAGCTGAACACGGCGCTGTGGAACGGCGTCGGCGGCCCCGGCCAGCTGCTCGGCCTGCTGAACGTCGTCGGCATCGCCACGCAGACGTTCACCAGCGGCTCGCCGACGGCGGCGCTTGCCTACCCGAAGATCGCGGGTGCGCTGAACCTCGCCGCAACAAACCGCAAGATGCCGGCCACGTCGCTTTGGATGCACACCCAGCGGATGTACTGGCTCGGCAGCCAGCTCGACTCGCAGAACCGGCC